CTACGTACCAGGACATAGCCAGCTCATCCACACGAAATGGGCTTGGCAGCCGGCGCCCAAGGCTTGGACTACTGCGCTTACCGACGTGACTCCGCCTACAAGCAGAGCGAAAACTCGCTCTCCTACCGTCAGGCTCAAACGCTTCTTTACCTCAATCGGTTTGCCGTCCCAGTAAAGGTTTCCCTCTTTGTCTACCCCAAGCATATCCATCTGACCGATCGTCATTTCCGAGACTCCTGCAGGCCAATGGGTTTTATCCGTCTCTTCACCAATATCAATTTTCTGAAAAGCCACAACCGACCTCCATGTATCAATGCCTTAATCAAGCTGGAAGCCTAGCTTGCTGTTGACTGCGTCGCATAGGGAGTCCTACCATCCCAACGTCGCTGCAAATTCAGCGGCCTGGGATTGGCGTCCCGGATAGGAAGGCGGATGCAAACACCGCCCTTGAGCGGTTTTTTTGTGTCCGCAGCATGGCTGTGCCCGTAATGGGCGGGCCGTGCGTGGGAGCCTTCGGGCTCGCCGGTCCTTCCCCGGTACGCCAACCCGCACGGTTCCGCCCTCCCTGATTGGCGTCAGGCGGCGGCTCATGACTATGGAAGGGGCTATTGCCATGCAACTCAATGCACTGTCACGTCTGGACGATCTGCACTCCCGCTTCAATCTGCTCCGCGGCCTCGATGAAGCCGTCCTGAAAGCCAATGGCTTCGACGCCAGCCTGGAAGAGTTGGCCAGCGTCATTACCGTCCTCAAATCCCTCTCCCACACGCAATCTCAATTGAGTAGCCTTCACGGAGCGCTGGAGCTGCTGCTGATGTTGCTGGAGGTTGCCCACGCGCGGGACCTGAGCGGCGATCACCTGCATTGCCTGCTGGAGCCGCTCCGGGTGAAACTGGACGGGGCGCTGAACGAATTGGACTCGATCATCTAGGCAGGGAGCCGACGCCATGCACACCGCACCTCAGCTATTCCCCGTCCCCTTCCACGGGGACACGGTTGTCCTAGTCGGCCAGGACAATGAGGCCTATGTGGCGATGAAGCCCATCGCCACGAACATGGGACTTTCTTGGCAAGGGCAGCACGAGAAACTGGCGGAGAGATTCGCTTCAGTTATCAGGGAAATCGTGACAACTGGAGGTGATGGGAAGCAGTACGCCATGACCTGCATGCCGCTCAAGAAGCTGCCGGCCTGGCTCTACTCCATCAGCCGGAACAAGGTCGCCCCGGAGCTGCGCGAGAAGATCATCCGCTACCAGGAAGAGTGCGACGATGCCCTCTGGAAGTACTGGACGCAAGGCGTGGCCGAGCGGCCCGGTGCGGCGGCGACCGCAAGCAAGCAGATCGCCCTATCTCGCCACCGGCTGGCCTTGCTGAAGGAGCTTCACCGCACTCGGGACCGTGCGCTGCGCAGCGCGATTCATGAGCAGCTGGCTCATGTGTCCCTGGCCCTTGGACTGAGCGTGCCGGAGCTGGACACCATCGGCCGGGCCGATCCGGAGACGCCGGACGTGCTGAAGGCGTTCTGGGAGGCACTAGCCCATCTGGAGGGTGCGGGGGAGCGATGCAATCATGCCCCGCCGGCGTCCGGAAAGTTGTATCTAAGCCCATCGCTTCTTAGAGAGCTCTTCCTAAAACACAGAATCAATATAGAAGTCAGCTCAAGCTTGTTACAGCTATTGAAACAATCTAAATCACCTGCCTTTGTTCGAGCCGGAACCTTTAATAGCAGCACACTAAACAAAAAGCTCAGAGGCTTTATATTTAAAGCCAATCCTCAATCTTCCAACTAGACAAAATCACAAATCAAAATGAACCATCTGGCTGAAAAATTTGCATCGTCTTCAGACTTCGAGACCATTGAAGTTTGTAAGATAAAATCTATCACTGACGCACTGGAAATACATCACATCGAGCTAGCTTTCATTAAAATGAAAGAGGCCAGTACAGATCCAAGACAAAAAAAGGCGTTTGATACATTTAGAATTCTTTGCAGCTTCCATTTCGCGCCTGATGATCCAGGAGTTTTCATCCCTCGTTTCCAACACGGTACGCAAAGATCACTAATACCTCGAGACATAAGCCCTGAGCAGATTCAAATTCTTGCAAAAATAGCGCCCCGAATCGACCACCCTGTTCTTCGGGCAAGAGTCGCTGATGTGTGCTGGGTCAATAACAAAAAGATGAGAGATATGGCACAAGTTGCAGCAGATGCCTACATAAACTCCGCAGAGCAATACTTAGATGATCAACTATCCATATCAATTGCAACATCACACAAACCGCCATCGCCAATAGTTGACTTTCTAGGAAGAGCACTTCAAATACAGAAAACTCTTAACATACAAAAAACAAGAAAAACCATTTCCATCTTCAACTCTTGTCTAAAAGAGTCAATTGAAAGCAAAAGCACAAGAGGATTTTGCACCTTAGCCAGAATGGGCGCGAACTACAAACTAATTGACTGGAGAGCGGTGGCGGAAAATTGCAAGACATTCCTAGCCCAGCCAGAAATCATACCTATGGCGGCAAGAGAGGTATGGAGCCTTGCAGCGCAAGCTTATAGTAAAACAAACAACAATGGAGAGTCCCGATCCTGTTCCATTAATGCAGCAGATCAGCTTCTCTTGATGCGCGACCAGACCACGTCCGCCATAGCGAAAGCATCTTGGACGAGGGACTTAATAAGCGAGCTAAGACAGATCGGCGGTTTGAAAGAGCGGGTAGAGTCGCTGATCTTGGAACTTGAGCAATACGCCGGATCCTCGACGGAAGAATATGCAACCTTCACACTAGACCTAAATATCAACAAGCCTCGAAAACACTACCAAAGGTTATTTGGAAAACTTGATATAAGCGACGCCTTACAACACCTTTCACTCTTGAACATTATCCCAAGCAAGGTTGGCCTGCATGCAGAGTGCCTGAAAAGAAGAAACGAATCATTTCTTGGGTCTTTCTTTTCCACAGTACACTTAGATAAAGATGGCAAACAAATTGCAAAAACCCCAACCCTTGATTTCAAAACCACTCCAACTGAAGAATGGTACGACCACGACTGCCTTGTTGATCTCGATATCCATTATAGAATCCATGTAGCAAGCGCTATACATCCTGCCTGTGAATCCATTATGAGAAAATACTCGATTGATAGCAGGCATTTTTGGCCTATTGTTTCGGAGAGCCCTTTCGTCCCCAGAGGTTATGAACATATATTTGCAACTGGAATAGCAAAATTCATTCAAGGTGATGTGGTATCCGCCTCATACTTGCTTTTTCCGCAATTAGAAAACTCTCTCAGACACCTGATAAGCCAAGTCGGCCAACACACCTACAAAATTAATCCAGACTCAACAGAAGAAAACCAGTCATTATCTCAGCTACTAAAAAATTCCGACAGCCATTTATCAAAAATATTCCATGAGGACTATCTATATCTCCTAAGGCAGCTCTTTGAATTTAAAGCCGGCCCTTCTCTTCGACATAAATTAGCTCATGGATTATTACATACCCAGGAATGCTTAAGCGCACCAGCGATTTTTGGATGCTGGGTGATCTATCATCTGTGCTGCGCCCCATTAAAAAGTCTATGGGAATACAATATCGGTCCACAAATTAAGGAATCTCTTCTTTAGCTTTAGATCTCGTACGGCTTGAACTTTATTACTTCGTCTCCGAGCCACGCATTGAAGGCTTCCAGCCGCGCCTGGAGCGGCTCCACCTCATTGGCGGCATACACCTCCGCCGCCTCTTTGATCGAGCCAAAGCCACCCGCGTTCTGCGGCACGATCCCCATCAGCTGTGGCGGGATCCGCAGGCCGGCGAGCATGTCGTCGCGGGTGATGCTCTTGATCGAGTTGAATTCGTCCTTCGCCGCTACCTCGCTGACCGGGATCAACTGGATGCCGTCTTTCTTGCCGTTGGGCGCATAGACGAAGAGGTTGCGGAAGTTGCCCGGGCCCTTGGCCGAGCGCAACGCGGTGCGCAGGGAGTCGATGTCCTCCTCCTTCTGCGCGGCGTCGGTCATGTAGAAGATGAAGCCGGCGTGACTGCCGTTGTTGTAGTACTTGCGGCGGAACAGCGTGGCCGACTCGTTCAGCAGCGCCGACTGCATGGCGGCGAGCCACTCGGGCATGCCATAGATCTCCTGGTTGATGTCGGCCTCGCGCAGCTGGCAGATGGTGCCCGGGGCGAACTCATGCTCGTCCTGCCAGCCCCGCACCTGGAAGAAGCGGCCCTCCTCGCCTCGCCTCATGTATTTGGCCAGCGGCGGCTGCAGGCTGATCGGCGTGCCCAGGCGAGACTGGCGGCGCTCCAGGTAGGCGTTACCGCACCAGAGGTAGTCCAGGGCCAGTTGTTCGAAAGCGGCCCGGCTCAGCAGCGGGTGCGGGATGAAGGTGCGGGCCAGCAGGTTGCGCTTGAACTTGAGGCCGGAGTCCAGATAGACGCTAGCTCGGGTGGCCTTGGCCAAGCCTTCAAGCGACAGCGGCGGGTCGTAGTAGCGGCCGTTGAACCAGCACTCCAGGTAGTCAAAGACCTCGCGGCCGTCGAGCACCGGCGCTGGGTCGCCGAAGGTGAAGGCCTCGACGCCAGGCGTATGGGCGGCCGGGCGGGTCAGGTCGGTGGAATCGCTCATCAGTAGATCTCCATGACGCCGGTGTTGCGGCCGGTCTGGCCCTCCAGCGGCTCGTTGTGCAGGGCATGAAAGAGGGCCCACGCGAGATCCGCGTGGCCCGTGGTGTCGTTGCGTCCAGCCGTATAGGTGAATTGCCGGCCACTGGCGGTGGTGGTCTTGCGAATGGCCATGAGCGACTGGGCGACATCGGTCCAGCCGGCGTCGAATTCGAGCCGGCCGTTCTTGATCACGTCGTAGGCCTTGAGTACCAGGCGGGTCTTGACCTCGGGCGAGTAGCTGAAAGTGGTCAGCCCCGGGAAGAACTGGCGCACCAGCTGGGCCACGCCGCTGCCCATACCGGTGACATCGATCCCGATGTAGCTCGCCCAGTAGCGCTGGCAGACCTGGCGGATCGCCTCGGCCTGGGCGGCGAAGTCCATCCCGCGGAACTGGTGGCGCTCGAGCACCCGGAACTTGCCGCCCGGTACCGCCGGCGGAGCGACCACCACCAGGCCAGCGGTGTCACCGGTTTCGGCCGGGTCGTAGCCGACCCAGACCGGGCGCTCGCCCAGGGGTCGGGCTGCAAACGGTTTGTAGTCCTCTGCCCACTCGACCCAGCCGTCCACCATGCAGGGCTGCAGCATGGCCAAGGGGAAGATGCTCGCACCGTCGTCGACGAACTGGCACATCAGCAGGTTCTGGAAGGCCTCGGCCGAGTATTCGAGTTTGAGCTCCTCCAGATCGAACAGGTCGCAGCCGCGGGCCTCGGCATCCAGGATGGTGACGATTTGCCGCCAGATCCGGTCCTCGCAGAGCCGACCCTGCTGCAGGGCGTCATGGGAGACGTCCAGCTTGAGGTGCTGGGCGACGGGCTTGCCCTTGTTGAAGCGCTCGCCGGTCCAGAAGGTGTAGGCCTCATGGGCCATCGAGCTGGGCGTCGAGAAGTAGGTCCGGCGGTACTGCTTCTGCATGGCCATGCCGCTGGCCACCTTGTTCAGCTCCTCGAAGCGGAAGGTCCAGAAGAATTCGTCGAAGTAGAAGTTGCCGTGGTAGCCCTGGGCGGTGCGGGCATTGGTACCTAGGAAATGCAGCTCGGCGCCGTTGGCCAGGATGATCGGATCACCCGTCACCTCGACACCGCAGACCTCCCGGGCGAAGGCCTGGATATACGCCTTGAAGATATGCGCCTGGTTCTTGCTGGCCGACAGGAAGATCTGATTGCGCCCGGTGATCAAGGCGTCCAGGAAGGCCTCGCGGGCGAAGTAGAAGGTGGCGCCGATCTGCCGGCTTTTTAGGATGGCACGGGTCCGCTGCTGGCCTGCCCGGTACCAGTCCAGCTGGTAGCCGAAGCACTGGTCGCGGAAGGCGCTCGCCAGGGCCTCGATCTGCTCCTCGGTGAACTCATTGCGCGCGGCCTTCTTCTTCGGCCCGGCATTGCGATTGTCCAGCTTAGGATTGAGCTCGGCCTCGGTACCGCCGCCCTGGAAGCGCTGGATCCGCGCCTGGCGCTCCAGCTGGCGGTGCAGCAGGTCGATCTCCTTGAAGTCGCCGCCGGTCTTGGCGTCCTTGAGGATCAGCTGCACCAAGCGCGCCTCCAGCGCCCCGCCGATCCGCTCCACGTTGTCGGCCCGATCCCATCCGTCGCGGGCCTTCCAGCTATGGACAGTCTTCTCCTTCTCCTCGATTGCCTCGGCGATCTCCGTCACCCGCCAGCCCATCCAGTAGAGATGCTTGGCGCGGCGGCGCACGTCCATCAGCAGGTCGGTGGACGGGATAGGCACGGAGTCGGATTCAGGTAGGCTTTTCATGGCCGCCAGACTGCCGCCCCGGCTCCCTCCTCCATAGCGCGCGGATTTGTACAGCGCGCCGCTACAACGGCCCCTCGTTGCTGGGACGCGCGCGCGTCCCGACCATGCCCCTCATCGCCCAAGCACTCCCGCTAAGCCTTTGAGGATCCCCGGCATGGCCGACCCTAAGACCCCGAAACTTCGCTCTCCCTTCTTCCGCGTCGCCGTCGAGGGCGCTACCAGCGATGGCCGCCAGATCGAGCGCGCCTGGATCGAGCAGGCCGCGGCCAGCTACAACCCCAAGACCTACGGCGCCCGCATCTGGATGGAGCACATCCGTAGCAGCGTGGCGGACAGCCCCTTCAAGGCCTACGGCGACGTGGTGGCGGTGAAGGCTGAAGAGGTGGAGATCAACGGCCAGAAGAAGCTGGCCCTCTTCGCCCAGATCGAGCCCACCGCCGACCTGGTCGCCATGAACAAGGCCAAGCAGAAGATCTACACCTCGATCGAGATCTCGCCCAAGTTCGCCGACACCGGCGCTGCCTACCTGGTCGGCCTGGGCATCACCGACAGCCCGGCCAGCCTGGGTACCGACGTGCTGTCCTTCGCCGCGGCCAATCCGGCGGCCAACCCCTATGCCAGCCGCAAGCTGCATGCGGACAACCTCTTCACCGTAGCCGAAGAGACCGCCCTCACCTTCGACGAGGTCGAGGACAAGCCTGGCCTGGGCGCCCTGCTCTTCGCCAAGGTCCAGGAGCTGCTCAAGGGCAAGGAGACGCAGACCCAGGGCGAGTTCGCCCAGTTCGGCGCCGCGGTCACCGCCGTGGCCGAGCACGTTCGCGAGCAGGACGAGCGCTTCACCCGCGCCGAGGCCACCCTCACCGAGCTGGCCGACAAGCACCAGCAGCTGCAGACCGACTTCGCCGCCCTGCAGGTGCAGCTCAGCCAGACCCAAGACCCCAACCAACCCAAGCGCCCTCCGGTCACCGGCGGCGATGGCCAGAACCTGACCGACTGCTGATCAGCCGTTCACCTTTCCGGAGAGATCCATGCGTAACGATACCCGTGTGCTGTTCAACCAATATCTGGAGCAAGTCGCCAAGCTGTCCGGCGTCTCCTCCTCCGCGGCGACTTTCGCCGTAGCGCCCACCGTCCAGCAGAAGCTGGAGACCCGCATCCAGGAGTCCAGCGACTTCCTGAGCAAGGTCAACGTCATTCCCGTCGACGAGCTGATGGGCGAAAAGGTCGGCCTGGGCGTCTCCGGCACCATCGCCGGCCGCACCGACACCAGCGGCAGCGCAACGCGTCAACCCCGCGAGATGCAGGCGCTCGACAATCGCGGGTACGAGTGCAAGAAAACCGACTTTGACACTGCCATCACCTACCAGCTGCTGGATACCTGGGCCAAATTCCCCGACTTCCAGTCGCGCCTGCGTGACGCCATCGTGAAGCGGCAGGCCCTGGACCGCTTGATGATCGGCTTCAACGGCACCAGCGCCGCGGCCACCACCAACCGCGCCACCAATCCGCTGCTGCAGGACGTCAACATCGGCTGGCTGCAGCAGTACCGCAGCAATGCACCGCAGCGCGTGCTGAAGTCGGGCAAGGCCGAAGGGAAGATCGTGATCGGCACCGGCAGCGACGCCGACTACAACAACCTGGACGCTCTGGTCTTCGATGCGGTCAGCAACCTGATCGATCCCTGGTACCGCAAGGACCCGGGCCTGGTGGTGATCCTCGGCCGCGACCTGGTACACGACAAGTACTTCCCGCTGGTGAACAAGGACCAGCCCGCCTCCGAGAAGCTGGCCACCGACGTGATCCTGGCCCAGCGCCGCATGGGCGGCCTGCAGCCGGTGGAGGTGCCCTACTGCCCGGACAACGGGATGCTCATCACCTCGCTGCAGAACCTGTCGCTCTACTACCAAACCGGTGGCCGCCGCCGCTTCGTCAAGGAGGCGCCGGAGAAGAACCGCATCGAGAACTACGAGTCGAGCAACGACGCCTACGTGGTCGAAGACTACGGCTTCGGCTGCCTGATCGAAAACATCGTGACGGGCGTGTAAGCCATGGCCTCCTCTCCCGCGAAACGGCATTTCCTGGCAGCTGCAGCGGCACTCGCCGCCGCAGCGGTCGGGCCAGCCGACACCATGGCGGGTCGTACCGTGTACGAGCAGCAGCTGGCTCAGCTGCTGCAGGACCGGCTGCGACTCAAGCAGGTGCAATCCACCCAGGCCAAGGCCGAGCTCAAGCGGCAGCTGCTGGGCGCGTATGCCGACTATGTCGGCGGCGTACTCGAGGGCGGCAACGGCGCCCAGGATGAGGTGCTGGTCACCGTGATGATCTGGCGCATCGATGCCGGCGAGTTCGCCGGCGCCCTGGACATCGCCGCCTACGTGCTGCGCCACGGCCTGCTGATGCCCGATCGCTTCGAGCGCACCCCGGGCTGCCTGATTGCCGAGGAAGTGGCCGAGGGCGCACTGGCAGCGCAGAAGGCCGGCCAGACCTTCGACCTGGACATCCTGATCCGCACCGCCGTGCTCACCGATGAGCACGACATGCCCGACGAGGCGCGCGCCAAGCTCTATCTGGCCATCGGCCGGGCCGAGCTGGCCGACGTCGACGAGGATCGGCCGGGCCGCCCAGGCCAGCTGGTGTCGGCCGTCGAGATGCTGCGCAAGGCGATCGGTTTGCACGACCGCTGCGGCGGCAAGAAAGACCTGGAGCGGGCCGAGCGCCTGGCCAAGAAACATGCCGCCCCTGGCGGCTAA